TTTATCATCAGTACCAACATCCAGTATATTATTAGCAGCTGAATAAGTATCGTATATGGTACTATTAAGAGATGAGTATACTGATACCCTAATTGTATTTGTATCAGCAGAGGAATTCTCAATAATAAACCTTTGATTTGATAAGGTTGAATCAACAGCAACTCTTGTTGAAACTAAAGATCCTTCATATATTGGAAGATCTTCAAAGGAAGCAACATTATTACTAACTACTGTTTTATAATCATCTTTAAGGACAAACCGATATAATGAATTATCATAATTCGTTACAAATCCACTACCTGCTTTAAACGTAACATTTTGTGGTGCAGTACCAGTAAAATTTAAATCTATGTTAACAATTGCTTTTGGTGCGGTAATTGACTTGGGACTATACCCTAACTGCTTTGCCAGTGCCACCACATTGTCCCTGAGAGTGGAGGAATCAAGGAACAGTTCATTCACTACCATATTGGTATTGAACGCCGTGTAGTACGTATTATATGCCAATACATCAAGCAGATTACTTAGTACGGAACCTTCAAAATCATAGTCCGTAAAGTCGCTCTGTGCTCTCATGTAATCCTTAAGAGCAGTTTTGATATTAGCGAAGTCTAAATTGTTTAACTGGGTATATGGCATTATCTCGTCCTTGCAAGGAAGAAGTCTACAGTAGTAGGTGGATTATCTGAACCTCTAATTGAATATGTCATCTCAACATCAAATCCATTATCATCAAAGTTTGGTATACAATCTAAATCTTCAATAGTAATTCTTGGTTCGTATTCATCAATACAGTATTTAATAGATTGCTCTAATTCAGCACATGTACCATAATCTAACGGTTCAAATAGGAAACTTCGTATATCAGATCCATATTCAGGGTTCATCAATCTCTCACCCCTATTAGTAAGCAATAAATTCACAATTGCTTGTTTAATAGCAGAAGCATCCTTACTGACAACAAGGTCACCAGTAACAGGATGCTTCTTAAATGTAATATTAATGTCCTTGAAGGACAATTTAGTCGCCATTACCGACAGATATACTAAGTCAGTAGTTATTTAGCGAGTTTTATGTAACTTTATAAAAAGTGTACTTCAAAAACAACTCTTGTCCCTTCTTAATAGGTTTAATTGTTGTCATATGATAGATCTTACCCCAGCCTTGATCTTCATACCCCTTAACGCAATTAGGATCGTCACTATGGTTTACAAATCCACCTAGAGGGGTTCTCATGATCTTATCATCCACTACCACGTGGGATATACCAAGATAAATGCTATCTGGTATATCCTCTGTAGCAAATAGTCCCTGTCCAGCGACAGAACTATCTTTTACCTTTAAACAACTAGGTAGAGCTTGATACGTCATTTTTAGGGGGATGGAATCCATCTTTAGGTTTGTTCAAATCACGTTTGGCATAACTAGGGAGAATTAAGTCAGAGTCACTCTCGGTCATCAGTTGTGCTTCCTTCAAAGCTGCTTCTGCTTTTTCTCTTTCTCTTAATTTCTCTCCTTCATCCTTTTCCAAGGCAAATCGCATAGCAATATCAGTACTATCTGAACTAAATGGACCATTACCTGGTTTATATTCGTAAAATTCGCTATTCATTTCGGAGTCCTCGGCGTTCGGAGCTATATTTATCTACCTTGACCACGATACCTCTTCTTCGCAGCATTACGGGAAGTCGCACTCAATTTAGTATTCTTTGATTTACCCTGCCTCGTAGTCTTAGGAGGTGAAGGGATATAATTGCCATTATTGTACAGAGCCATGAATATATTTCAAACTAATTATATTATACCACAGAACCGCCGATATGCACACTATGACTCCCAATCAAAACGAGAGCACCGTGATCGGTCACGGCCATATGTGTGGCAATCGGTTGACCATTAACTAAGATATTCGGAACACACCCACCAACTAACTTATCTTCATGCAAGGTCTGCACAAATATGGGCATGAAGTAGTGTGCCACAAATTCATCCCCAAACCTGTGTGTGAACCTGCCATTAATAATAACATCTCTACTGAATCCCCTATTACCCTTAGGAAATGGACCTAAGTGTACATCGTGTGGAGACAAAGGGATACCAATATCTGCTGGATTGTATATGTTATTCAGACCAATTGCTATTCCTGCCATTAGATTGAAACTGCGGTAGGGTTATCACGCTTTCTTATACCTTCCCTATTTATCAACAACTCCTTACGTCTAGCGAACATAGTTGCATTTAATTTCACAGGAAGATAAAAGTACCATATACTACTAGTAAGGTTATCAGCAAAGTTTGCCTTCGCATATTCAGTAAAGGCAGCAGTGGTACTTGGAGTAAACGGTAGGTTCGGTATACCTGTAAGAGTCTTGGTTGATGTCTTAATGGTAAACACAACAGTATCTAACTTAGATGCAGTTAACTGTATTACCTGACCCATAGGTGCTTTAGATGCTCCTATGACAACATTACTTCCTGTTCTATCATTTGTCCACTTGGTAAGTTCATCCCAAGTTCTATTAAGATAAGTGTCTACCTGTTGTTGGTTGTTGTCTGTTAACCCAATAACATGATGATTATCGTGTACCCACTCACCATAATCAGCATGGGAAGGATCCCAATCACCTACAAATGTCATCGGAAGCTTAGGGTATCCGTCTTCACCTGTTAAATCATCCAAGTTAAATGTACTATCTCCAGTCAGAGGAGCATTCTCCTGTTTCCAGATACCATCTGCTCTTACTCTATACAACTCGGTATAACTAGCAGGATCTTCACCTTCGGGAACAACTAGCTCTGGTTGCCCTAGATCCCTACGATTCATATAAATCAATTCCTGATCATAGAAAGCATACTCAGTAAACATTCCTTCAATCGTAGATATACCAACTGCACCTAATGTTACTAAGTTTGATCCTGCATAATTCTGTTGAATCTCAATACCATTGTCTATACTTACACCATCTCCCCAGAAGGTTGGATTATGACCCCACCCTAGAGTTTGGATTCTATCATCATATGTATTGTTCTCCCATGGTCCTGATTCATGATCATCATCTCTAGGCCATACATCAATCCTTACAATACTAGTATTAGTCTCAATGATCTTTTCTCCATCTCCAAGAGATACCATCCATATCTGTGTTGGTTTTATCTCATCCCATGTCAACCAAGGAGGAGTCCTTGCAATCAATCCAAAATTTAATCCATTAATCCATGCATCATCTTCTTTCTTTGGATAAAACCTTCCAGCATAAAACGGTATACCGTTATTCAATCTAGAAAGCTTTGCAAAGTCTGCTGTCTCAATAGGACCAATACCTCCCATTGATGGTGCTAGTATATTAATGAACGGTACTGCCATTTAACTCCTCTACGGTATTGTGTAGATAATCAAGTGTCTGTGCAATAGTCTCGTATTCATCAGACCTCGGTGGACGGTACATCAATTGTGGGTGTTCTAGATCGGAAGTCCTCCTCTCCAATTCCGTCAACCTCTCGGACAACTGCTGGAGTGATTCTTTCAACTGTGTCATTGTTAATTGGTTGTCTACTGTCATTATCTACTCCTGAGTATCTCTTAGCGGCTGCACCTTCAAACTCATCACAGAATTGCTCAAAGTTATCAAGGATTTCTTTGTATGTTTCACGTTCCATTTAAATGTACTGAGGTGGTTCGGGCGGACCATCGGTGGTCGGTTTTGAGAATCTGGTAGTTATCTCTAGAGTATTAACCTTTTCTTCTAGAGTTACCAGCCTTTTAGATACTTCTTCAAGTACCTCAACTATTCTTTTGATTTGACTCTCGTGTACATGCACAGCATACTTAGGGTCATTCATTAATTCCTCGTGTGGATCCACTGGGGGAATTTCATTGGATGTTACATCATATGATACAGGCACATCAACGGTCATTTCTGGCTCGGGTTTTTTAGTCATTTTTTCCTGGGAAAATTTTTTTCAAATTCAAGGTTTTGAATTTTCAATTTTGTAATTATATTTATCGCTCGTTTGGATACTTTTGTAGGTTACAAAGGTTCCACGTTTTTCGCTCGGCAACCCCATCGGTTCGGGGATCACAAAAAAACCCTGTCATTTGGACAGGGTGTGTTAGACTGTGTTACATCCAGCAACCGTTGACGCTATCGCCCCAACCGTTCCTGAAATACTCCTCACGCTCACGGTCTCTAAGTTGAGGATCGCCAAGGTCATCAAGAACGTCTTGAAGGAAATTGACTGGTGAGACCTCAACGGTTTCAGGTGCTATGCCTGAGACGTGGCGGTCATGCTCCTCAGTCATTTGTCTGAGGATGGATGCCATTGCTGCGATCACTGCTGGATCTTTGCGAGCGTTGGCGTTGGTGAGAAAAATGTTTTTCATACTGTTATTATACAGTGTGGGGGTGGGGTGGCAACGTGTATGCTGCCACCTTGTAACAATTAGTCACACAATTCACAACGTATGCCAGCACCTTGATAGAATGATAGCATATCCAACGCCTTAGAACGTGATGAGAAAGAAATCTTTCTTGCGTTGCGTTGGTCGTTGGGTGTCCAGTAGCGAATAGTCATTAGTTAAAAATGGCGTTGGTTTGCACTTGTGAGATAAGAACAGAGTCTTGGCGAAACTGTTTCTTATACGCTGCTGCGATGCAGTTGAGTGAGAGCATATGCTCATCAACCTCAGAGTCAGCACACTCAAGATAAAATATCTTGGTTTGCTCTAGTTCACCCTTCCAGAGACCTTCGCCATCTATGAAAGTGCCATACTCAAAATGTGGCATGATCTCACGCTTAATAAACGTGTTCATCATGTGGTCGGTAACAGTGCCATTGT